GTTCCATTTAATCTGTCTGTGACGGTCTTCTTTAGTTACGCGTGGCATACTAGGCCTCCTTTATTTTGCCAATGTATGTTTTACCGCCGAGCTGTATCTCGACAGTACCGTCTTCTTTTTCTTCGACTGTGTGAGAGCCGTCAAGTACTTTCTGAAGGTGCTCGACAGTTGAGCTCAAATCGCTGCCGATTTCCTCAAACTTCTGTTTATGCCATTCGAGCAGAGGAATGTAGGCCTTCTTTATAAGCTCGACAAGTTCGTTGGCCTTTTCTTCACTTGCAAGCCAAGGTGCAAACAGTGCAAGAGTAGTATTGCTTGTACTGTACTCTTTTGCAGAGTGGATAGATGTCCAAAGCTCTGCATAGCCGCCTTTACTGACGTAAACAACATGTACACCACGATAGGTGGCTTCCAGCCTGAGCTCAAGCTTATCTTCATCAACCTCAGGCCCGAGGAACAAGTTCTGATTTGTGCTTTGTGGGCACTCGGTAAACCTTGCCGTATCCCGGATATCTTTAAGAAGACGTGCGAGCTCTGTTTCAACAGGCTGAACTAGCTCGTTATAGTTCTTAGCAACCTTATACGCAACTGCTTTTGTCTTGTCCGCAATTTCTGTGTAGAGATTGTTATTTTTCTCTGCAGCTGCCTTAAGCTCATCGAATACTGATTTAATATCCATACTTATCTCCTTAGTTAGCTCTACGTGGCATAACTACATAGTGGAGCAAATCGTTCTTACCTACGATGTCCACAGCTTTCATAATATGTCCTTCATCAGGGTCAGGAAGAGAGATTTCAACTTCTGCCTGCTTTCCGAATACTTTTACACCATCAATCAACCACTGTGCATTGAAGTAAACATCTACATTTTCAGGCAGAGGGAACTCCACGCCGATATCAAGTTCAATCTCGCCGTTGTACATCTGAGTACAAGTGCCGTCGTGAAACCTGCACAGCAGAGGGTCATTCTTGCCTGCCTTTTTGTAGCGTTTCATGCCTTCAAAGTCGAAGGTAGTCTTCTTATGCTCGTAGTGACTGTCGGTACATTCCGGGACAACTTTACGCCAGTTAGGGAACTGTCCGTCAAGTGGAACAAACATATATGTTTCTCCACCTGTTTCAAGTTTCCAATAGCTCCAAGGACTGTGAATCGGATAGTGGTCTTTGTTCTCTGCTTCTTTATCGTGATAGGCATAGAACACCTTCGTGTATCCGTCAAGATATGGGATTGCCCACGTAGGCATAATGAAAATGTTATCAGCACACTTACTTGGGTGAGCTTTCAAAAACTCTTCAAGGCCGGCAGCTTTGCAAGACTTGTGGTAAATCATACGACATCCGTCTGTTGCAACAAACACGCCCTCAGGGTCGATAAAGACTCCCTGAAGGAACAGTCTCTCTTGTCCAATTTCAAAGGATGCAACATTACAAATCTGCATAGCCTGTGAACCTGCAGCGTCCCATTCTACAGTGCCTTTATAGCCTTCCAAGTTCAAATCAAAATAAGGCTCTGAAGCAGAGAAAAGTTTCATAGGGAAATGCTTCTTACCGACTACAAAGTCGAGGCAGTCGCCGTCTTTGACCACTTCTGCTTTGGTAAAATCCAAAGCGTCAGCAAGCTTTGCAATCTGATAACCGTCTTCAATCATGTATGTAATATTCCGTCCATCGTCTGCATTTCTTATGTCAGATGTATCCATCTTTACAGGGACAGGGTCTAAGACGTGGATAATATTCTGTGCAAAGTCAGGACAAAACCTGAGTCCTTCGTCTGTTGCAATAGCTCTGAGGTATGCACCCTTGTGAGCCATTAAATGCTTCAACTGAAGCGGATTAAAGAAATTACTTTTCATCTTTAGCCTCCTTCTTCTTCAAAGGTTTATATTCGATATGCTCTGCAGTAATCTTGACCGCAGACTGCTGTCTGCCTTCAGCTTCCCACTTGACCTGAGTCAGTCTTCCAACAACACGGATGCCCTGACCGATAACACCTTTCTTTGCAAGGAAATCAGCTGTAGCACCATAGGCGATAACATTAAACTCTGATGTTTCGTCTGCAAGACTTCCGTCGCGTTTTCTGTACTGACGTTTTACAGCGATAGTCACTTCAAGCTGATGCTGCCCGTCAGCAAACTGTTGAGCTTCACCTGCTTTAGTGATGTCGCCTTCCAAAATGATTGAATTGAGCATATTCATTTTATGCCTCCTATTATGAGAATAAAAAGGCAGGGAACATACCCTGCCGTTGATAACCGTCTATCCTAACGAACGTTCGTTAGTTTGCTTTACGCTGAGCTTTACCAAGCTTTTCAAACACGTCACACATTTTAGTGACTGACTTGACGAAAGCTTCAGGATTGATGATTGCGTCGAACTCACATTCATGGTTAGCATAGTAAATGTAAGTCTTACTTGTTTCACAGTTATATACCCAGCGAGAAAGTTCCTCGCTTGTGTCCTTGATGAAGATATCGTTGTAATTAAACTGAAGCTTGTGATATATTCCCAAGTCCTTGATGTCTTCTTCTGTTTTTGGTGTAAACAGATAGTAGTTTGCCCTTTCGCAGCCGTCATCCATTACGGCATCCAAAAGGCGCACAGACTGATTATGAAGCTTCTGCTCGTCAGTAAGCTCAGGGTCTGCGTCAGTCTTCCGATAGTATGATTTGATTTCTGAGAGAACACCTCGCTGCATAAGGCGCTGAAAGATTACACTTTGAGCCGACTTTTCATAGTCCAAAACAGCATTTTTTGCATTTTGGATTTCTTCATCAGTCGGGTTTGAAGACAGATAGCGAGTGTAGCTTCCGTCTGCTGATACCACGTAACATGGTACTTCTTTTGTGTGATTAATTACTTCCATACCTTTATCCTCCTCTTTGATTAGGTATTATTTTATTCTATTCTGAATCCAAAATCTTTAGCCTGCTCGTCTGTCATTTCAACAGGCAAGTCAGGTAAGTAACAGGCAGGGATATAGCCATCTGCAATATAAAGGCTTACTTCACCTTTTTTCCAACCCTCATACTGCAATTCTGTTGGTGTCGTGTCGATTGCATCAACCATAACAGAAAATCTGATACCGCCTTCAAAGAAACTTATATCATCTTCCTTGATTTCCAATCCCGTGTCTTTTTTAAGCGTGTCAATAAACTCCTGAAGGTTTTCAAACATATGTTCAGACAGAGAGAAATCCCAGCTTCTGCAGGGATATGTCTCAGCCCCGTGTTCGTAGTCGTCTCTTGTGACGTCTACATAAATCTTACTTATACCGATATAGAGCATTATTTATCTCCTTCCCCTGAACTGAGGATTTGTCTTTTCCATACCACCATATACCCAAATCCCGGTAGCGATGGCCCACCAATAAACTCCGTCTTCGTCACGCATACCTTTTGTCAGAGAGTCAATGTCTTTGGCAAAAGTTCTTGCAAGCGGTGCAGTTTTATAAATCATAAAGTCTACACCGATAGGAAGTCCCCTGAGGTATTCTTCCACGTCCTTTACGGATATTGTGACCTTGTAGTTGAAAACTCTGTAAACATCTTGTGCTACGTCTTTATAAGTCTTCAGATACTCTTCATCAGCCAATACGCCGTCCAAGTATTCCTTGACCTTATCCAAATTAAAATGCTTATTCATATCCTACTCCCATATTCTCAGCGGCTTGCCAAATACTTTTTCCAAGTATTCTTTCAACAGAGCATTGGTTCTTTTTCTCCGCTCTTCATAAGACAGAGCTATGTTATTCTGAATATCCCGGGCTCTCTCGTCGTATTCTCTGTCACGTTTAGAGTCCCATTTGATATGATTAATCATACCTCTGTATCCTGTGGTTATTGCATAATCCTCGAAAGTATATACATCCATATTCCAGCCATACACACCACAAGTGTAGTAGTCAGGAGATTGATAGTGTAAAAGATGCTGTAAGTCACAATAACCTGTACCATAACAGGTGTAATTCTGAGCTATCCATTTTCGCGGAGCGTTTGCTTTCGCCATATCAGCCTCCTAGAGCCATGAATGGCTCATAAAGTCCTGATATGGATGACTTTCATCATCATGATAAACAGACATAAACATACTGTAGGCTAGGTGAAATCCCATATCCATACCGCAGCCTGTAACTTTTCTTTCACGTGCGATACAGATAATGTCTGCCCGCTCAGGTATCCGCTGAACATTGCCTTTGTCGTCATAGTACTCTTCATACCTGATGACAGGAACAAAAGCAGAGATGTAACGGGTCATTCCTGAGCTGGAAACATGATTTAGTACAGTGAAAATCCTCACTGTACCCGACTGTTTGATTGATTTTTCAAATACTTCTTTGAGCCCTTCTGTGCTCATTTCCCAATTTGACCAAGTTCTACGCATTTTTGGCCTCCTCTATAAAATAGGTTTAATCTATCTAAATCCTTATGCTACAAGGAATTAGTATGCCTTAATAATTATTGGTGATATTTTACTTGTAAAAATTGGTTATATCTGTATATAGTGTTTATTTTATACAGAAAATAACATCTCTCTCTGTTTCCTAAGAGATATATTTGAGAAAAATTTTTATTTTTGAAAAGATTTATATACCTAAAGGAATATAGGTATTAGATAGGATATTTTGATTATATATCCTTTATATCATTATGTCAATAAAAATATTAAAAAGATATAGAATTGAAATATCTATACATAGATATAGGTATATAATTATTTATTGTAAACCTTTATAAGAGAAAAAAGGTTTACAATTATGATAACAGTGTTATCACAATAGAGTATCCTTTATTTTTCAAGAAATGAAAAACACTATATGCAGATAGTACCAATTTTTACAAGTAAAATTACAGAAGGAAAAGGCCGTTCCCTTCTCCTGCTTATATGAAGTAGCGGGCCATTTTCTCCTGCTTTTTCTTCTCCTGTTTGTAGTGATTTACGGCACGGTCAAGCTCTGATTCTCTTTTTTCAACGGCAGGCCTGAGCCCTTTCTTCTCTGCTTCGGCTAAAGCCTTTCTGAAGTCTTCCAAGATTTCATCCATACCGCGCCTCCTTATCTGACTTTCACTTTCCAGTCTCCGGCATAGTAGTGCATCATACCCGGCTGCACTTCCTTCCCATGAATTGTGTAAATAATTTTCTTTTTCCTGATGGATACCGCCATAGGGATATCAAGCCCCGCAAATAAGGCATTGAGCCTTGATGTAGTTGTGGCTGTAGGATATCTGCAGTCAGATACGGTGATTTCCTTTGAAGAAGTACTTCCTTTGGCAATTTCATTGTTCCAAAGTTTATAACTGAAAATATTACCCGTGAAGGTAAGATTATCACGATAACCTGTCGCATCAGGTTTATAACTTGATGACGTTCCCGACTGGAAACTTACGCCAGACCTTACGGCGTTTACTATGTCCTGTTCAATTTGTTTCATATCCTGTCCTCCTGTCTAGTTCATTTCAATTAGTTTCCAGCAGCCGCGGAGACCCCATCGAGATTTTGCATCATTAGCTGCTTTCTTGGTTTTGAACAAAGTAGGCTTATCGCTTACGTATTCAACTGTTTCAGCTGCATCAAGTGGATTGGGGCAAACAGCCATGTACGAGCGGCTGTCAAACTTAAACTGAAGTGCGTACATATCCGGCCTCCTATCTTGAGAATATTTTCAAAAGCAGGTTCTTTATGTGGCTGCCCCATGTTCCGCTGCGTATCGTATGGCATATCCGTACAACGTCTTCATATGTTCTTGCGTCGGTCACTCTGTATGACCCGGCATATATTACGTGCATATTACACCTCCATCTGTCAGGTATCCTAAACTATCATACGATAGTTTTATATAAAACTACTCTTCAATAGTTTTGTATAGAACTACTGCTATAATTTATGCTCTAGCGTTGCACTAGTTTAGAAGTGTTTGTGTTGAAGTGTTTGTGTTGTTTGGAAGTGTTTGTATTGTTTTTTAGTGTACACTTTATATAGCGTTTCAATGCTAAAAAGTCACACTTTTTTAAAACTTTTTTAAAATATTTTTTCGAGTTTTTTGTAAGTCTATATAATACAAGAAAATAAAAATTAAAATTATTGATAATTTTTATTGATTAATTTTAATAACTGGTGTATCTTATATATATAGGTAAGTTTTACCGATTAATCTTTATTTATAGGAAGGTACAAAACATGGAAAAATTAAACTGTTTTGTTATGTGTGGGTTATCACATGGTGAACGTGATAACATGGTATATAACGCTTTTTTGGACTACGCAAATAAAAAAGCGTTGTATATAGCAAATAAACATGATATGTCGTTGTCATACTGTAGTATGTACATTGCGGAAGGCTTATACTTTAAATATATGGAATTGAAGGCTAAAAAAATTGAATCTTTTGGTTCTCATTACAATAATGTAGAATATGAGTCTTTTTTACATGTGCTGGCATTGGTAAAAAAAGTTCTTAACAAATTAAACTTTGCATGTGGTGGTGTATATACTAGGGCGCATTTATCTACAAATGAAACAGAATATCTCCCAAACGTTTTAGCAGTTTACTATAAAAGTGAATTGATTAAAAACGACATTGGAAGTTCAAAAAATGTGGATATTGTCGACTTAATAGCGCAATGGGAAAATAGAAGTGTTAGAAACGATGCTAAACTAAAAAGCGCTATGGCGTTGTGTAACGCTTGCAACATTAAAGATAGTTATAATGTCGATAAAAAAGATAGTAACAAGAGTTCACGCTTATTCAATTTTATCAATGATAGTACAATCAATAACTATCTTACACCCGATACAGAAACAATCTATAACGAATGTATCCACACGGCAGCGTTTTATATCAAACAAATAAAGGATAAAAAGAACTTTAATAAAGTAGGAACAATTTTAAAATGTGGTGAAAAGTCATCAAGTGACAAGATGACTATAAAACGATTTAAAGATAGAAACGGTTTACAATCTTTAACATTTAAAGAACTCCAGTATTTGTTTAATTAATCTTATAACTACCGATTATTAGTTTTATAACTACTAATCGGTAGTTTTTTTATCGTGTAATTGTTTTATATAAAACTACCATTCGATAGTACTGCGGCTAACTATCGGTAGTTAGGAATACGGCTAACTATCGGTAGTTAGGATAAAAACTACCTTTCGATAGTTTTACCTAAAACTTTTTTTCGAAGGTGCGTACCGTACTCCCCACGAGATTTTTCAGTTTTTCAGGTTCAATAATTTTTATTGATAAAAATTATTCCTTATAAATCACTTACCCGAAACCATTTTGCAAAAATGTGTACTGTACTTAAAGTGCGCGATTATGCAGAAAAAGTAAATTAAATTGTATACAATATATCCTTTATTGCGTGAAAACTTGACGGTTTTGCACCTTTATGCGAAAATATGTCAGAGCATAAAGGAGACTTGTCGATGACGGAAAAAGACAAAGATTTTAGAGAACTCGTACAAAGATGTATTGAAGCCTATAAAAACCTTATGAACGTAGGTATGGCTCTAGATTACTGTCGTGTCACAGGAAAGCAGAGAACATTTGTAATGCGTGACATAGAGTTTCAGACTGAGACAAGAGCTATCCGCGCCGAGAAATACCGTGAAGAGCTTGAGGAAGTGCAGGCCATCTACGATGCAGCGAGTAAGCTAGGGAATGATGGTGACAACTGGGACGATTACGAAGGTGATGATGGTCGTTCACAGGGTAAAGGAAAGAAGAAAAAGAGTCAGGTAGGAAACGACAAGGACGCACTCTCTATGCAGCTTAAGGCTGCCTCTATGAGACGAGAGCTTATGTCCCTCACAGCTGAAGACAATACCGATAACGAAGAGTCTACATTAAACTTTTTCTTCACAGCATTGACCAGAGAAGAAATGGAACAGCTTAAGGAAGTTGAGGTCAATCACGGAACAGGTGATGACTCAGCTCTTATGGCTATGGGAAGTGAGGACTCTGAAGAAGACGTTGCTGCAAAAGCTAAGAAAAGAAATGAAAAGAATAAAGAGCTTACGGCAAGTAATCTTACTGACAGCATAAAAGATATGACCCCTGAGCAGAGGGAAGAGCTTATGATGGCCCTCGTTTCTGTGGAGGGTAAATAACTTGACACACCGTATCCACCGTATTATAATGGCATTATAGACGGAGGTCATAATTATGAGCGAAAACACTGTTCTTCTTTTACCACACCAAGAGCGTTTTATTCAGTCACCTAAACTGTTTACAGATATTAGATGGCATTTCTTACTAGCAGGCTACGGAGCAGGCAAGGCACTGCCTGTAGACACGATTATTCCTACTCCTGACGGATACAGACGTTTCGGGGACATCAAAGTTGGAGACAGGGTGTTTGCTGTGAATGGAGAGCCTACTACAGTTACAGGTGTATATCCACAGGGAATAAAGGACGCCTACAAGGTAACTTTTTCAGACGGACGAAGTGCTGTTTGCTGCAAAGAACATTTGTGGGGTGTTTACTACTACAGCCACTCAGGATTTAAGTACAAGGTCATAGAGCTTGATGAAATGCTCAAAAAAGGCGTGCGTCGTCCTGACCCTAGGTATACAAAGGCAGGTGGAAAGCCTAAGTATTGGATACCTGCTTCTCCTGTCTGTTATTATCCAGCCAAAGAGGTTCCTATAGAACCTTACGTGCTTGGTGCACTTATTGGTAACGGTTGTCTCACCTGTGAATACCTTACTATATCATCAAATGACGAGTGGCAGGTAGCTAAAGTTGCTTCGATACTTGGCTTTGAGTATAAACGCAACAGCTTAAAGAATTATAACTGGACATTTAAGCATAATGGTCACTTAGTAAAAACAGCAGATGTCGTACCTCGTGAACTATGTTGTTTGGCTGGAGACAAGTCTATACCTGATGTGTATAAAGTCTCAGATTTTATACAGCGTAAAGCGTTACTGCAGGGTCTGTTTGACACAGACGGTTCTGTTGATAATTCAGGAAACAGACTACATGTTACTTATTCTACAACATCTAAAAGACTTGCTAACGATATACGCGAGATATTACTGTCATTAGGTATTATATCTACAATCCGTCTCGATAGACGTGAAGGCAAGAATGACTGCTACGCGCTCTCAGTGAACTGTGCTCAGGAACAGAAAGCGTGGCTTTTTTCTCTGCCTCGTAAGCTTGAACGGATTACCTCTTTTAAGAGAGCGGATAAGAGAGATTATAGCCGTGTGGCTATATACAGTATCGAAAAGCTTCCACAGCAGATGGATATGCAGTGTATTATGGTCGATGACCCGGCACATCTTTTTCTGACCGAAGAGTATATTGTTACACACAATACACGCAGTCTTGCAATAAAGATACTTGATGCCATTCAGGAACTTGACGGAGATAAGGACGAGGGTGGACTTTATGCAAAGCTCATTGTAGGCGGCTACACCTATGCACATCTTGAACAGACCCTGCTTGTTGATTTCAGAGCTTATCTTGATAACTCTAAGACTCCTTATCACGAAGATACTAAAAACCACGTATTCACTGTAGGAACAGTACAGGTGTTTGTTGTTCAGCTTTTGGAGCCGGGTAAAATCTTCGGTCAGAGCTGCTACGCGGCTTATCTCGATGAGGCGGACGAGCTTCCTGAAGACGTAATGATTGAAGCTATGAAGTCTGTTTCCCAGCGTATCCGTCAGATAATGCCTAACCATCGTTCTCCATACATTATGGCAGCCTCTACAGCGCAGGGTATGAAAGGCTTTTACCGTCTGTACTGTCACTATAAAAAGTCAGGCATTGGTTTTGTCCTCACTCGTGCACGTACTCAGGATAACTGGTACCTCCCAAAAGAATATATCTTAGACTTGTGGAAAAACTTTACCGAGACGGAAAGAAAGGTATATATGGAAGGTGCGTTCCTCTCTGTTACTCAGGGGCGCGTTATTCCGGGATTTGACTGGGACAGAAACTTTCTTCCCGAAAGTGATATGGACTTGGAGCTTCGAAGAGGAGAAAGAGTCTACATCGGTCAGGACTTCAACTCAGGCTACAACAGAGGCTCTGCGTGGGTTGCAAGGAACGGTACGCTTCACTGTATTAAGCGATACGATTTCCCTGACCCTGATGATATGGCAAATATCTACAGATATGATTTCCCTGACCAAGATATCTTTTGGCTTCCTGACGTTACGATTAAAGACCAGTATCCTCATTTTGCACGCGATTTGAGAAGGAACGATATCCACATCATTCATCGTTCAAAATCCCCTCTCGTTGAAGACTCGTGCTTCCTCATATCAAAGCTGTGTGCTCAGGGACGTATTTTGATTCACTCTCAGGCAAGGGAAGTTGCAGAAGCGTTCTCTACTGCCTCTCGAGGTAAGGATAATAAAATCCCTAAAGGTGTGGGCCCTAACTCACCTATCCACGATATAGACGGTGCAAGATACGTGTGTTCATATTTGGCTCTTATCCTGCCTGAGTTTAAGGATATAAGAAAGGGTATCATGTCACACCTTGCATCATTCAGAGCTGGTGCTGAGGAGATGGAGGAGAGGCTGGCTGCTGTCTCAAGCGTAGGTGCAGGTTATACAAGGATTGAAGGACGCGCATTAGAGAGACGCTAAACACAGTCAAAAACTTTAGTGCCTTTGCAGTGGACACCTTTATTTTAGATAGAGGTGTCCATTATTCTTACAATTCCTGAGAACTTACTTGTGAAGTCATCCATTGTTGTCATTGCCATAGATAAATCATGCTGAGGGCCAAAAAATACCCACTCCCCTAAAGTGTCATAAGTTGCTGCAGTTGTAAAGGTAACATTATTTGCATCTTTTGCATATAGTTTACCTGCTAAAACTCCTGCTATATTTTTACCATCGAGCTTAAATCCGGCTGTACTAATTTTTATTTGACCTACAGCATAATCTGCTGGTGCTGAAGTCAAATTAAGAGAAAAGTTCACAAAATAATAATCAGAGATAATTCTTTTGCACATCATGTATTTTAGTTCTACACCATTTTCTAATGTAGCTGTAATTATGCCGTCTATAGCAGTGAGGGCATTAGCTACAGCATTAGAGGAGACAGAATTCATATTATCTGAAGTAGTCTTTACAGTTTTACTTTACTGCTGTATTATTTATGTGTCAGGAGGACTATATGTCAAAGCTTTTAAGACAGAACGTAGGCGGAACAGATTACACTATGGCAGGATGTGCCCTTACAGCAACCTGTGCAACAGCAGCTGCAACAGCAGCAAAAGTTGCTGAGCTAACAGACGGAGATGTGCTTGCTGACGGAATGTCAGTTGCAATACAGTTTACGAACGGAAACACCGCAGCTTCTCCTCTGACTCTTACTGTAGGTGGTGTTACAGCAAATATCTGTGACTCTCGCGGACAGAATATCGGCAGAAATATATGGCAGGCAGGTAACATTGTAACCTTCCTCTATACGTTTGGAAAGTTTTTACTCCTGAACTGTGTAGTAGATGAAGTTACTTTGAATAATATGAATTCTGTCTCCTCTAATGCTGTAGCTAAGTTAGCTACACAACCAATATATGCTGAAGTTGCTTGTGCAATAAAAGGAATTATACGCTTCTTTAAGTTCGGTACAATGGTAATTGCAAACTATTTCGCAGCTGACAATACTGATATGGTTGATACTGCAGAAGGGCAATGGGTTACTGTTGCAACCATACCTGAAGGATTCAGACCGGGTTATTATGTTTATTGTCGTGACGAAGGCAGTAATGCACAACTAGGTCAGTACGGTATGGATTCTACAGGTGTAATAAGGTTCTACCGAAACGGCGGACAACTCTACGGATGGGAGGTAGCCTTTAACCTTATTTGGGTTGTACCATCATAAAATCTGATATGCAAGGCAATAACGTACTGTAGTATTCGGCAGCGTAATAGTGTTTCCAGTATAATTGCTGAGTAAAATACGTAATGTATCTGAGCCCGTTTTCCCTATAGGATATAAAACTACATGCTCCGTTGCAGCAGTAGTTCGTTCTGCGTCAGAGAACATACCGCTGTAATCATTGTAGGCAAAGCTTATATCCGCAGTCGGTGCTGAGTCTAAGTCAATCCTGCCTGTGTAGTAAGCACCTGCTATGATAGGTACTGTTTTTATAGCTGTAGCTATATTTTCTAATGTCTGTTCAGGAAATGTAACTGTGCCTTCTACATATGTAGGCATAGAACGCTTTACAGCATTAGAGGAGACAGAATTCATATTATCCGCACTACTCTTCCCTGCTTCTTTCAGTGACGATAAAGTCCCCTACCCTAACAACTACTTGATTTCTGTAGGGTAGAGTGGTATCATATAGTTGAAATAATTGTCGTACATTACTTCCAGCATCTAAACGGAGTGTCAGATGGCATACAATTCAGATATATGGCGTCAGATTGCAAAGTCAGGGACGTCCAACTACAGAGAAAATAATCGTACAGTCGTACGATGCACTGATTCATTTAAGGCTATGTCTCTTAAAACTCAGGAGAGCATAAACGCTAAGATAGCCAATACAGAGCTTCAAAACGTAAAAAAGATTATGCCTGATGTTATGTCGGCAACAGAGGTGAGAGACCGTGTGCACTCACGTCTTACACCTGTCATACTGAACTCATATCATTCAAAAGGTTCAGTCATCTCACGTGTGACAGATATCATGCCGGGTCTTGGTATTCCTCGTGCTTCCCCGGGCCCACAGGGATTTGGTGACGGCTATGTAGGAAACTACACCAGCGGCGCAAATATGCCCGGAACTGACCCGGCCCATGACCTTCAGATTGTACCTAACGTATGGATATCTCCGGGAGAAGCAAACGCAATCTATTCTCAGAAAGGTATCCCCGAACTCATCATCAAGAAAAAATCACAGTCTATCCTCATAAACGGGGTACGTATCCGTAACCCTTACCTTAAGCCTGACCAAATGGATAAGATTCGGGATAACATGATTAAGCACGACCTTGCAGACCACATTGCACAGGCTACAAACTGGTCACTTGTTTATGGTGGCTCTTTAATGTTCCCTATGTTTAAGGAAGACTCGCCTGTTTCAATGCACCTTCCTATGCAGGCTCTGCTTAAGGCAGGCATTGTAAAGAAGAACTGTATTGACCGCTTTGTAACTCTTGACCGCTGGAATGTAATTCATATTCCACAGTGGAACCCTACGGCAGCAGACTTTCTGAACCCTAGGGAGTATTTCATTCCGTTTTTAGGATGTGATGTTTCAGGTGACCGCTGTGCAAGAGTTATCACTGCCCCTCAGGCAGGATATCTTGGAAACATTATGACCCTCGGCTGGGGTATCTCAGACATGAACGGATGGTACGAGAGCGTACTCAACTATATGACAGTAATGTCTACAATCCCTACAATGATTAATCAGATGTCTATTTTGGCACGAACAATCAATGTAGACGGAGTACTCGCAACTGAAGGAGAGCTTATCCTCGATGAGGTTGCAAATCAGGACACAATCCGCGTAAGACACTCTTCAACTGTTGATGACCCAATCAATCTTGATGTAATCGGTAACCTTCAGGCAATCCAGCGAGACTTCAAGGAAGTTCCTGAGCTTATGCGCCTTATCCGTCAGGACTTCTGTGCAAGGGCTAATATTCCTGAGGAACTTATTCTGTCTTCTGAGCGTGGAGCTTTCTCTTCAGGAGATACTACAGAAGGTGCTTTGGAAAAGCAGTGGGAAGCAATCAAGTACATTCATAAAGATGTTGCACGTCAGCTCAGATACATCACATACCTTATGGTAATAGATGCACTTGGTGTAGACCGTGATGTGATGAAGGCACTCCCTTACACCACTATCGAGTTTGATAACCCTGCCCTTACAGACGCTGCTAAGAAGGCTGAGTTCTTCAAGAAGATGACTGAAGGATACTTCAATGAGGTATCAGGTCTTATGCCTGCAGGAGATGCTTTGGCTATCGCTTCTGCTGTTGGTGAAACTGACTTCCCTATTGACTCAGGTGTTATTGAAGAGCTCAAGGGCCGTCAGGCTAAGCTTGATAAACAGGCAGACGAGAAGCACGAGCTTGAAATGGAGCTTTTGCGTGCTCAGATTGAGCAGACAAAGAATGCAGCTTCTTCTCCTGCTTCCCCTGATGGCTCTAAGAAGCCAGCCCCGAAACCAAAGAAGGATGACGACGGTAAAGGACACAGCTATGATTCGCGCCTTCAGCAACGCCAAAGTGAGCATGTAAGCGCTTCAGGTAAGACTTTCCAGCGTATACAGAAGGCTCAAAATAAATAGTTGACATCACCTTACAGCTATAGTAGACTATATCAAAAGGAGTACGATATGGAATACTATACAGAAGGTGAAAAAATACATGCAAGATTTGAAGGTTATCTTTACACAGCTTGGCCTAATGATAAGAACAGTGGGCAGAGATACCTGAGCCGACGCGTGTGGGATAAGAAATTAAAACGCGTAGGTGCATGTGTCTATCTGCACAGGGCTGTATGGGAGGCAGCAAATGGTGCAATCCCGGAAGGGTATGACGTGCATCATAAAGACCACAACATATACAACAATGAGCTTAATAATTTGGAGCTTATACTCAAAGAAGAGCATCATAAAATGCACTTGAAAGAAGCTCACGATGTGCCACTTGAAGAGCTCAAGCGCAGGGCAGCTAAGGCTAGAGAAAACACTTGGGTCAAACATACTTGCAAGCAGTGTGGCAAGGAGTTTTATGGACACTCTACTTACGGGTGGTTTTGTTCTCCTGCTTGCTATGATAAGTACAGAACTAAAGTGTGTGTCTGCTGCGGCAAATCCTTCATAGCCTCACACAGAGGTCAACAGTGTTGCTCTATAGCATGTAAGCATAAGTATTTTGGCAGACAGAAAACGATAACTGTAAGGTGTGCTTGGTGTGGTAAAAGCATGCAGGATAAGTACATTCATGCTAAGATGCACAGAGCAGCTTTATGTTCTGACGAGTGCAGGCGACTATACAGGAACAAAATCAACAGGGAGTGTTATCATCGTAAGATGGAACGCATTAAGAATGAAAATGTGTAAATGATTGACAATACATAATTCAAGGAGTATTATAACTATATGATTGTACGTACAAACGACGGAATAGAAGACTACGAAACAGAGGCCGATGACTGTGCCTCAAAGCCTTTTATCGCTGTTAAGAAATGCAGAATGTTACGCTCAGGTATACAGATTTACGCACGTAAGGAAGTTCCTGAAAAGCTTTTGGATGAACTTCCTCCTGAAGCACGCAACAAAGAGTTCTTCAAGGTATATCGTCGTCCTGAGGCTGTAATCAAGCATCTTAAAGATTTCAATTATATCCCACTTGCAAATGACCATCCGGCTGTTGATATTACTCCTGATAACCGAAAAGAGTACGAAGTAGGAAGAGCTGGAGGAGTAGCTACGGCTGAAACTCTTGATGACGGAAATGTCTATATTCAGAACGATTTAATCTTCGATGACCGTAAGACTTTTGAAGACTATAAGAACGGAAAGCGTCAGCTTTCTATTGGTCTTCAGGCTGTATGGACAATCGCAGATTCCAACGACTATGACTTTGAAATCATTGACTTCACAAACGTAAACCACGTGGCACTTGTTAATCGTGGTCGTGCAGGAGCTCAGGCTAAAGTAATGGATACTATGGCGGCAGTCAGCCGTTCCATTGATATAAACTTCCGGGAAAACGGAACAGGAGGATTTGGTATGAACTTTCTGAAAATGTTCGGTATCGGCAAGACAAAGGACGCTGCCACTTTCTGCCTTAGTAAGGCAGTTATGGACTGTGCTGCTAAGCTTGCTGTAAAAGGTATCACAGAAGACGAAGCCAATGCAGAAGTAAAAGCTGTAATGGAAAACGTAGTTCGTCTTGGTGATAGCGAAGACCGCAAGGTTCTTACTGGTATGGTTCGTGATGCTTTGGTAGGAGCTGAAGAGCTCAACGGAGCAGACGAAGAAGCAAAGAAAAAGGTTTGTGATGCACTTGATGCTCTTTACAAGAAGTGTCAGGACGCAGACGACGAAAAGGCTAAAGCCGCTGTTGAAGACGCCTTGAAGGGAAACAAAGACCCTGAAGACGACAAGGACGGTGAAGGCAAAGAAAAGAAAGACAATAAAGGCAAGGGTGACGAGGACAAAGGAGCCAACAAAGATGGCTGTGGTTCTCAGAAAGATACTGCCGAAGTTGTCGCTGAAGCTGTAGCTAAAGCTTTGGATGCACAGAAGCTCGATGACAAAATCGAAGCTGCTGTAGCTAAGGCTCTTGGTATTGGAAAAGAAAAGCCTGAAGCAAACGGTCAGCAGACTGACTCAGCTTCAAGCTTCGACGCAGCAGACCTTGCAATTAATGTTTGGAACCGCTAAGGAGGATACAAATGGCATACACTACACCGGGTGCTAAACTTTCTGTTACAGGACAGAAGGTATGGAGAGGAACCGACAAGTCAAACGGCATTTTGATGCTTGGCGACAGTGCTCCTCATATTGAAACTTCATATTCTAAAATGGAGCTTGATTCAGACCTCGAAACTCTTGGCCTGCCTTTTGTTCCTTTTGGAAACGCTGTTTGGTATGATGATAACGACATCGCAAACAAACAGTACGCTACAATCCACGGTTCAAAACCGTCAGATGGCGCAAGCTTTGCAGGCGTTATGAAGTACGAACAGGGAGTTATGACTGGCTTCCCTATGAACGACAAGAGCGGATACGGAAACGGTATCATGCCACACATGAAGGGAACTCTCATCAAGAGAGGCTTTGTATGGTATAAAGACTGTTTCGCAGAAGCTGCAGGAGCAACAAAGCGTGATTTCAAAGACATCACACGCAATATGTGCCTCTTCGCACGTAACGCAGGTGGTTTCCCTGTTCTCGCTGTTCCAACAAGCTTTACAAACGGTATTCCAACTCTTGCAAACTGTACTTACGTAGGTTCTATCGAACAGATTGAACCTGAAAATGAGTCAGTTCTCATCAACATTGGTTTCAACTATGCTGTGGCTGCTCCTGAAGCACTCACACCATCAACCTAATTAGGAGGATACAGAAATGGGTATTATTACAGCAGCTCACCGCATGAGCGATTTTGCAGGCAAAGCTGAAGCTTTCCTCACAGCAAATCATCCGGGAAAGATTGACGCCTCTTCCTGCCGCATCCATATTGGTGCAAACAAAGATTCAGGCCCGGGGCTTGATGCTCGCTGGCGTCTCACAGGTATGGCTCGCAACGCTACACCTCTTTACATGGAGCTTCCTGACAAAGTATTTGCCAAGAACATGATTGCTAACCCTGAGGCTATCCTCGGTGGTGACACATTCAATGTAAAGCAGACAGACGCTGCAAATGCGTTCATCAGTGACGCTATTCAGGGTCTTATGGACAAGAAAGGAAAGACATTCGAAGAAGCTAAAAAGGCAGTATTCGACTCAATTCCTCTTGTCGGATATCGTAACCCTAAGACACACGCGATTGAGGCACAGCCTTACATCAAGGGCGTAACAGATGCTGACATCAACAGCATGCAGGTTCCATACTGGAACATCACATATCTCAACAAGATTTACAAGCAGCCTATGTTGCAGGGCTACGCTAAACATCTTGTTACAGAGATTGGTGTACCAAACGTATGGGCTGACGCTGTATCAATTTGGACACAGAGCTTTGAAGGTATGGCTCGTATTGCTAATGTTGCTAAGACTACAGGTCAGCACAACATTAACGAAGCTGCAAAGACTCGTACACATCAGATGATTTCTGAGTTTGTAAACATGGTTGCAGACTTTGAAACAGCTCCAACAGACCAAATGTACGGCGGACTTGCAGGAAATCCTTTGACAAACGCTGCTATCGGTGAAAACGAGAAGTACACTCGTTTCATGCTCGAACAGCTCCACAACGCTCTGATTTACTTCGGAGACGGCTCTTCAGGATTTGAAGGTCTTGCTCAGCAGACAGCTGAAATCCAGTGGGATGGTGCTCCATTCGAGTACATCTACGAAGATGCTGCAAACAACACAAAGGGTGCTGACATGCTTGAACAGCTCAACTACCTTATCGGTGGCTGGCTTGAAGAGCTCAACTTCCTGCCTACAAAGGTTCGTATCTGTTGTTCACCAACAATGTACAAGTGTCTTAAGTGGTCTTTGACATCTAAGGTTTACAACCAGTCAAGCCCATTGAAGTTCATCAACGAGGCATTTGACCAGCAGGGCAACAAGTTTATGAGCACAACTCCTGTAAAGCAGATGGATAACTTCCAGCGCATTTACGAGTTCTGTTCAGACCCAATGCTCTCTGCTACTGATGAAAACAAGGGCATTATCAACCCATTCAACGACGAAGACACAGACTTGATGTTTGTTACATTCCCTGAGTTCCACTCAGATATGGCTGACACAGGTCTCACAGACGTTGTAATGGCTCCTGTTGCTTTCGACAATATGGTACTTCCATACTTCTACGGTAACAGCCGCGACGGACAGGGAAGGACAATGATTAAGCGTGTTGGCTCAATCCTCTGCCCTGTTGATGGAGCAGTTAAGATTATCCGTGGTATCGGAAAGAACCCTAACTACACACCGTCGACCTAATCGACTGTAAGCCGCAGCGGGGACGGCGGCTTCCCCGCATAGGAGTTACTAATGTCAAAGAAATACTATATTCAGAATACATACACTTCTGATATCAGAATTGACCTTAAAAAAGACGGTCGTTTCTCAAAGAGCGTCGTTTTTGGTCGTTATGTTAT